GTCTATTCTTTATCCACAATGTGAGTGGTCTTTAGGTACTGGCGCGGGATATAATGCCGCGGATTCTGGATTAAATCAAGCACTCGTAGATGCAATTGTATGGGATGAAGATAATGCTCTTCCTAAACCAACTCTTTCTGAACTACGCAAATTGCGTCCTTATGTTCAAGATATTCTTGACCAGTCGGCATACATTGATTTGCGTAGAGCAAACATGCCCAAAGAAGATGCTCTTATTCGTGCATTGTGGGAGTATGTTATTGAAGGTAACAGAGAAGGTATTGACGCACTACAAGCAAGACGTATTGCTGTGAAGAAGCGTTTTCCTAAACCAGAAAACAAACATTGGATGGTACAGTCTGAACAATATATGGGTATTGTACCCAACTCACCAGAAGATATTTTGCGTGATTTAGATGAGACAACAATGAAAAAGATTGCGTTCTCACCTAATATTGAAGGCGCAGACGCAATGCCACTATCAACTCGCTTGACACTTGAAGAGCGTATTGACCAAGTTGCAAAGAAAAGAGGCGTTGCCATTGGTGGGGGACTTGATATGACAGCGAATGTTGGTTCTAGTAATCCAACTGTTGCAGATATTGATGCCGCAATTGCCGCCGGTGCAACTGGCGATGAAGTAACTGAATAAGAGGAGAGTAAACTATGCCTATCAAAAATGGTAGACTAATTCTAGAAAGACAAGTCTCCGACCTTGCTGAACGATTTACGGTTGATCCTGCAAATCTGCTATCTATCGGTACTGTTGTTCGTATTGCTACTTCTGGTACATACGATATTGCTATCTCAACTGGCGCATCAGACAATAAAACGATTGGTATTGTTTACTCATTAGACAAGACACCGAATCCATATGTTGCTGTAGCAGGACGATGCATTGTCAATGTTAGAGGTGCGGTTGCTAAAGGTGACACACTTGTACTCTCAGAGTATCAAGGAATGTTAAAAACAAATAACGGCGCTGGTTTTGATATTGTTAAAGCAATTGCATTAACAGCAAACTCATTACAACATGGCCAGGTTGAGTGTATTCTCGTTAGAGGATAACAATAAAAAGACTACATAGTTAAAACTCAATAATCTCCAAGGTATAAATACTATTAGAACAATAGATACCTTGGAGATTTTTTTATGGCAACCCCAATCACAAGAAGCGATTTACAACAATACTGCCTGCGCCGCCTAGGTAAAGGGGTCATTGACATTAATGTGTCAACAGACCAAATCGAAGATAGAACTGACGAAGCACTACAATTCTTTCAAGAATATCATTTTGATGGTGTTGAAAAGACTTATCTTAAACATAAAGTAACCGCTACCACACTTACTGTCACAGACAGTTCACAGTTTCAAAAAAATGAAAAACTGACTGGTTCTACCAGCGGTGCAACTTCATTTGTATTTGATGCTCCAACATCAACTACAATTCGCGTAAAGCGTGAACTTGGCGACTATACGCTTGCAGAGACAATCACAGGCGCAGTCACAGGCGCAACAGACACAGTTACTACAATTGTTGCTGGAGATATTAAAAACGGATATGTTCCTGTAACTGATGCTATTTTAGGTGTCGTAAAAGTGTTTCCGTTTGGAAGTCAATCTTCTTTAGATATGTTTGATGTTCGTTATCAATTACGTCTAAATGAAGTATTTGACTTTGCATCCACATCTGTTATATACTATAATATGATACAAAATCATATTTCTCTTCTACAAGAGATGTTGGTTGGAGAGCAATCCGTCAGATTTAATCGTCATACAGATAGAATTTATGTTGATATGGATTGGGATCAACATACACAACCAGATAATTATATTATTTTTGAGGCATATAGACTTCTTGATCCTGCAACATATAATGATATCTACAATGATATGTTTGTTAAAAAATATTTGACCGCACTAATTAAATTGCAATGGGGTAATAATTTAAGTAAGTTTGCTGGTGTGCAGATGCCAGGAGGCGTCACCCTAGATGGTGTTCGTATTATGGAAGAAGCAAGACAAGAAATCGAAAAGATTGAAGAAGAGATGTCTTTACGATATGAATTACCAGTAAACTTTATGGTAGGGTAACCGATGGCATTAAACGCTCACTTTGACCAAGGCGGTGGATTAGATAGTACAGGATATTCATTAGAACAGACCTTAATCGAAAATCTTTATATAGAAGCGATTAAGATTTATGGTTTTGATATGTACTATATTCCAAGAACACTTGTAAACGTAGATAATATCTTTACTGAAGATGAGTTATCTAAGTTCACTTCTGCACATCCTATTGAGATGTATCTACAGAGTGTGGATGGGTTTGAAGGTGAAGGTGACTTCTTATCTAAGTTTGGTGTTGAAATTAGAGATAGAGCAAGTTTTGTTGTTGTAAAGTCACGCTGGTCTGCAGATGTTGATAATAATGCTTCATTAATCGTAGAAGGTCGTCCTAATGAGGGTGACTTATTATACTTTCCTATGACGAAGAGTATATTTGAAATCAAATTTGTTGAGCATGAAAATATCTTTTATCAGTTAAATAACATTTATACATATAGACTTGATGTTGAAAAGTTTGTTTATAGCAGTGAAGAAATAAGCACCGGCATCTCCGCAATTGATGCATTAGAAGATACAAGAAGTATAAACGCATTTAATCATAATATTACTCTTGAAGACAGTAGTGGTGAACTATTATTAGAAACTGGTTATAAACTTATTCAAGAGAGTTATGCGTTGTCCGATACAACTAGCGCAACATCAATTGGTGCTTCTATAGAACCACTCGCTAGAAATTATGACTTTGGCGTTAATGCTGAAGATATTATAGACTTTAGCACAACAAATCCATTTGGTGAGGTACAGAGATAATGTTAGGACAAAATCATTTTTATCATGAAACTATTAGACGTACTGTAATTGCGTTCGGTAGTGTATTCAATGATATTCATGTAAGACGTAAAGATGCTAGTAGTACTGTTATACAGTCCATGAAGATACCATTATCATATGGTCCTAAACAGAAATTTCTTGCTAGATTATATGAGAACCCAAACTTAGATAATTTAAATCAATTGACATTACCTAGAATTGGATTTGAGATTAGTGGATTTAATTATGATAGTCAGAGAAAAGTTAATAAGTTAAATGTAATGCGAAAAACTGATGATACAAACTCATCAGAATTGAAGAAGCAGTATTTTTCTGTTCCTTACAATATTACTTTCTCACTGTTTATCATGGCAAAAAATCAAGAGGATGCACTACAGATTGTTGAGCAAATTATACCGTTCTTCACACCAGCATATACATTGACTATAAACACTGTTCCTGAGATGGGGATCAAAGATGACTTTCCTTTAATCTTAGATAGTTTAACATATGAAGATGATTATGAGGGAGATTTTGCTACTCGTAGGAGTATCATATATACTATGACTTTCACAACAAAAACTAATTTTTATGGTCCTGTTTATCAGCAAGGCGTTATTAAGAAAGTGAAAATCGATAACTATCTAGATGCTCCAACAAGCACTTTAGTAAATACTAGATACGAAACAGAACCCAATCCGACATCTGCAGATGTGGAAGATGATTTTGGATTTAGTGAAACATGGACAACTAACCCAGCGAGTTAAATTATGGCAACAAAGACAATTCTTAACGTAACAGAGACCAGAGCAACATTTGCGGTGTCTGGAGATTTTACTCCAGGTTCTGTAGATTTTGATATGGATGTAGATACTTTAGGTAGAGATGAAACAGCAGAAAATCCAGAATGTATCATTTTGCAAATTGACTATGATAACAATGTAGGTGATATACAAGTATATCGAGTTACCGATCCAAATCCAACTCTTGTGTTTTCATTTAGTGGTGCTGGTGTTGGTTCTTTAATTAATACTGGTCAATTAGGTCTTTCTGCCGAACCAACTAAAGATTTACGAGTTTTTATTGAAGATGGTACAGTGACCATCACATTGAAAAAAGTTAGTGGATTCACACAACTGTAGGATTTGATATGAGTAAAGAAAAAGTTGAAGATAGATTGAATGATGTATTTGATGTTGCAAGTGAATTAGTTTCAACAGACGATAAACATTTACCTTCCACTATGCCTGATGCTCCTGATGCTTCAAAAGTAGATATGGATGCAGACTATGAATACGCACGAAACAACTTTCATCTACTTATAGAAAAAGGTAATACTGCTATAGAAGGTATTCTATCTTTAGCGAGAGAAGCAGAGAACCCTCGCTCATATGAAGTTGCTGGTCAGTTAATTAAAACTGTTAGTGACGTAACGCAAGACTTAATGCGCTTACAAAAGAACATGAAAGAACTTAAAAAAGTAGACAAAGAAGACGCACCTAAAAATGTTACAAATGCATTGTTCATTGGTTCAACTGCAGAGTTGCAGAAACTAATGAAAGGTGACGCAGATGATATAAAGGTAATCGACCATGACTGATTTCGATTTCGGATTTACCGCTGTAGATGAGAATGAATTAGAAGCAGTACAACAATTAGCACAGACTGCAACAACATCTGGTGCTGAGGTACAGAAACTAGAAGCAAAAATATCAAAACTACATGACGCGGTTATACCTCTTTTGAATAATTTGAAAGCAAATCCTGAAAAGGATTATATTTACTGGCCAAATCGAACATTAAAGATTGACCAGTTTGAAGTTGTATTACAGAAGATTATAAATGAATGATGCTTATTTAGGTAATCCTAATCTAAAAAAAGTCAATGTTCAGCAAGAGTTTACTGCAGAACAAATTGATGAGTACATGAAGTGTGCTAAGGACCCAGATTACTTTATCCTAAACTATATTAAGATTGTTAACCTCGATGAGGGTTTTGTTCCATTTGATATGTATCCATTTCAGAGAAAAATGGTTAAGACATTTCATAAGAACAGATTTTCTATCTGTAAAATTCCTAGACAATCTGGTAAGTCAACAACAGTATGTTCATACATTCTGTGGTATGCATTGTTTAACCCTACAGTAAACTGTGCTATTCTTGCAAACAAAGGCGCACTTGCTAGAGACTTGCTTGCAAAAATTCACATGTCTTACGAAGCATTACCTAAATGGATGCAGTTAGGTATTAAAGAATGGAATAAAGGTTCTATTGTATTAGAGAATGATAGTCGGATTATTGCATCTGCAACATCTTCTAGTGCAGTTCGTGGTGGTTCTTACAATCTAGTTTTCTTAGATGAGTTTGCATTCGTTCCATTTAACTTAGCAGAAGAGTTTTTCCGGTCAGTATATCCTACTATCACCTCTGGTAAAAACACCAAGGTGATGGTTGTTTCTACGCCTAATGGCATGAACCACTTCTATAAGATGTGGGTAGATGCTGAAGAGAAACGCAGTACATATGCTCCCATTGAAGTTCAATGGAATGATATTCCTGGGCGAGGTGTTAAGTTTCGCGAAGAGACAATTAAGAATACTTCAGAAGAACAGTGGAGACAGGAGTTTGAGTGTGAATTTTTAGGATCATCAAACACTCTAATCAACCCCAACTCACTTAGAAATTTATCTTATAAGTCGCCAAATTATAATAAAGATGGTCTAGCAGTCTACGAAGAAGCACAAGAAGACAGAACATATGTTATGTGTGTAGACACAGCGAGAGGCGTAGGACTCGACTACAGCGCATTTGTAGTCATAGATGTGACTGAGATGCCTTTTAAAGTTGTATGTAAGTATAAGAGTAATGAGATGACGCCTATGATGTATCCCACAATTATTAATAAGATGGGTACACATTATAATAACGCATACATTCTAGTAGAAGTCAACGATATAGGTCAACAAGTCGCGGATATTCTAAATAATGAAGTAGAATATGAAAACTTACTATCTACCACATGGAAGGGTAGGTCTGGTCAAGTAGTTGGTGGAGGATTTGGTACACAAAACAATATGGGTGTGCGTACAACAGCGCAATTGAAAAGATTGGGTTGTAGTAATCTGAAGTCACTAATAGAAGAACAGAAGTTTATTATACAAGATTTTGATATAATTAATGAACTATCAACATTTGTTGCTAAGAAAGGTTCTTACGAAGCAGAAGAAGGTAGTCATGATGATTTGGCAATGTGCTTGGTGATGTTTGCATGGTTATCTGGTCAACCGTATTTCAAAGAATTAACTGAGAATGATATACGAGAAAAACTATATAAAGATAAAATGCAAATGCTTGAGGATGAGTTAACCCCCTTTGGGTTTATAAGTAGTGGTTTAGATGAAGCACAAGAAAGTTTTGTTGATAACCAAGGAGATAGGTGGGTCGTTGTTGATGATGGGTGGTAATCTCATAATTGAAGATTTATGATATTATAAATATTCTAGAAATAAACAATGACTTTTGACTTAAAAAAAATATACGGGAGTAATTAAAATGGCATTTCAACTTTCACCAGGCGTTCTAGTCAGAGAAATCGACTTGACACAGGTTGTGCCAGCGGTAGCAACCTCTCCAGGTGCTTTTGCTGGAGCGTTCCAGTGGGGACCTGTAGACGAAGTAATTAGTATATCTTCAGAGAACGATTTGGTTTCCGTCTTCGGTGAACCAAATGCTGAAACATATCAATACTTCTTTACTGCGGCGAACTTTTTATCTTATGGTTCAAACCTTCAAGTAGTTAGAGCGGAAACTGGTAACACAAACGCTACCGAAGATGGTAGTGGTTTTCTAATTAAAAATGATACACACTATGATAATTTAGGTGCAGTGGCAGTTGCCGCTGGCATCGGCGATTGGGGAGCAAAGTATCCTGGTACATTAGGAAATTCTTTACGAGTTTCAATGTGTATCAATGCTAATTCTTTTGAACAAACAAACGTAACTACAGTTACTACACTTAATGCAGTTGGTTCAACTACAATCACGCCAGTATCTTCTACAGATATCAATACTGGAGACGTTATTGTATTTGCTGGAGACACTACAGAGTATGAAGTAACTGCAGATGTTGCAGGCACACTTACTATTCAACAAAAAGGTAAGACAGCAACAGACGGACTTGTTGTTGCAGTAGACGGTACATCTACACCAGTTAACGTAACAGTAAGATGGTACTATCATAATGAATTTGATGGTGCACCAGGAACATCAGCACAAGCAACAGCAAGAGGTGGTTCTGGAGATGAAGTTCACGTTATTGTAGTTGACGAAGATGGAGACATCACTGGCACTAAAGGTACAGTTCTTGAGAAATTCTCAAATCTATCTGTAGCAACAGATGCTAAGAAGTCAGATGGACTCGTTAATTACTATGTCGAGCATATCAATCAATATTCTAGATATATCTGGTGGGGTGCTAATCCTGCAAACCTTGATGCTGATGTAGGCGCTATTACTGGATTATTGAGTAATGCGTTTACTCATACTAATCGCGGTCCTAGTTATGCATCACTATCAGGTGGTGCAAATGATAATGCACCAACAGATGGTGAATTGCAGACTGCTTATACACACTTTGCAAACGATGAACTCTATGATGTTTCACTTATTCCAGTTGGACCTGCATCAGGTGTAGTTGCTAAGTGGGTTGTAGATAATGTTGCAGAAATTCGTAAAGACTGTATGGTATTCTTGTCACCAGAACTTGCTGATGCTACTGGTACAACACCTGCAACTGATATTGTAGACTTTAGAAATGTATCTGCAAACATCAACTCATCATATGCAGTAATGGACTCTGGATGGAAATATCAATATGACCGTTACAGTGATGTATATCGTTGGATTCCATTGAACGGCGATGTTGCTGGATGTTGTGTACGCACAGACTTAGTTGCTGACCCATTCTTCTCACCTGCTGGATTCCAGCGTGGACAGATTAGAAATGCAGTTAAACTAGCGTTCTCACCAAATAAAGCAGACAGAGATACTCTCTATAAGAAGCAAGTAAATCCTGTTGTTTCATTCCCAGGACAAGGCGTTATCTTGTTTGGTGATAAGACAATGTTAACTTCACCATCAGCATTCGATAGAATTAATGTTCGTAGATTGTTCATTATTCTAGAGAAAGCAATTGCAACTGCCGCAAAATTTCAGTTGTTTGAATTTAACGATACTTTCACTAGAGCAAACTTTAGAAATCTTGTAGAACCATTCTTACGCGACATTCAAGGTCGTAGAGGAATTTATGATTTCAAAGTAGTTTGTGATGAAACGAATAATACTCCTGCCGTCATCGATGGTAATGAGTTCAGAGCAGATATCTTTATTAAACCTGCAAGGTCTATTAACTTTATCACACTGACATTCGTTGCAACGAGAACAGGAATCAGTTTCGAAGAGACTGGTGTTTAAGGGATAAATAGGAAGATAATAGGAGCATAAAATGGCAACAATTTCAGACTTTAAATCCCGTATGGTAGGCGGTGGTGCGAGAGCAAACCAATTCAAAGTAACACTCACATTTCCTTCATATGTGAGTGGTGAAGTCGCAGGTGCGGCGGGACGTGATGCAGAATTTCTCTGCAGAGGCGCCGCATTACCTGGTTCTACAATTGGTAACACTCCAGTCAACTATAGGGGACGTGTGGTAAACTTTGGTGGTGAGCGTACTTTCACTCCATGGACTATTACAGTATATAACGATACATCTTTTGCAGTACGCGATGCATTAGAAATCTGGCAAAATGGTATTAACAATCCAATCACAAATAGAGGTAAGGTATCACCTGCACAGTACCTTGTCGATTTAAGGGTTGACCAGTTAGATAGAAACGATGCAATAATTAAGTCGTATATTATCAAAGACGCATATCCTACTAATATTGGTGAGATTGCACTAGACTTTGGTACTAACGATGCAATTGCAGAATTTACTTGTGAATTTACATATCAGTTCTTTGAAAGTCTTGGTGGTCGTGGTGGTAATACTACTACAGACACTACCATTTAAAGACTTATAAGTATTGATATAATATGATTTAGTGGAGAAAACATGGCGGTAAAACTATTTGGATTTGAAATCGGTCGTCCAGGAGATGAGAAGAATTTAAAGCAGGACATAATTCTTCCCTCTCCTGACGATGGACAATCAACAATTGCTGGTGGAGGTGCTTACGGTACTTACCTCAATCAGGATTATTCTGCAAAGAATGAACACGACCTTATTAAAAGATATCGTGAAATTTCAATGTATCCTGAATGCGAAGCGGCGATTGATGATATCATTAATGAAGCAATTGTGTCTGATGAAGATAGACAAGTTGATATCATTTTAGATGACGTTCAGATTTCAGATGCTATTAAGAAAAAGATAAGAGATGAGTTTAAATTTCTTTTGAAGATGCTTGATTTCAACAAGCGGTCTCATGAGTTATTTAAGCGTTGGTATATTGATGGTAGATTATATTTTCATAAAGTTGTAGATACTGCTAATAAAAAAGATGGTATACAGAAACTAAGAATTATCGATCCACGTTCAATTAAGTTTGTTCGTGAAGTTGAGAAGAATGAAAAAGATGCAATATCAAAAGGTATTGGGTCTATCAAAGAAATTAAAGAATATTTCTTATATTCAGAAGGACAAGTCATAGGTCCTACTATGACTTCTTCACAAAATAATGCTGTCGCACTAACTAAAGACAGTGTGAGTTATGTACCATCAGGATTAACTGATTTAAATAATAATATCGTTCTTGGTTACTTACATAAAGCAATCAAACCGGTCAATCAGTTGAGAATGATGGAAGATGCACTTGTTGTATATCGTATTGCAAGGGCGCCAGAGCGTAGAGTATTCTATGTTGATGTTGGTAATCTTCCTAAGATGAAGGCGGAGCAATATCTAAAAGACATTATGAATAACTTTAAAAATAAGTTAGTTTATGATGGTGAGACTGGCGAAGTCAAAGATGACCGCAAGTTTATGAATATGCTTGAAGACTTTTGGATGCCACGAAGAGAAGGTGGACGAGGAACTGAAATCACAACATTAGGTGGTGGACAGAACCTCGGTGAGATTGAAGATGTTGAGTATTTTAAGAAGAAGATGTTCTTAGCACTTAACGTACCACAGTCTCGTATGCAACCTGAGAGTGGATTTCAATTAGGTAGAGCAACAGAGATTAATCGTGATGAGTTAAAGTTTACAAAGTTTGTTGGTAGATTGCGTAAGAAGTTTAATACACTCTTTCAAGATTTACTTAGAACACAGTTGATACTTAAAGGTGTAATGACCGAAGAAGACTGGGAAGTAATTAAAGAAGATATTCGTTATGATTATGTTAAAGATAATCAGTTCTCAGAACTGAAAGACCAAGAAATGTTGCGTGAGCGTATTGCGCTATTACGCGATACTACAGAGTATGTTGGACAATATTATTCTGCCTTGTGGGTTCGCAAGAACATTCTCAAGCAAACAGATGCGGATATTGAGAGCATAAATAAACAGATAACTGCCGAAGCAGAAGTTGCGGCACAAAACCAAGATGGTGAAGAACCTGATGATGAAGGAGACTTTTAAATGAGTGACAATAAAATTAATTCAATGATTGGCGATATTCGCGATAAGAATTTAGTGGATGCTGAAGTTAAGTTTCAGTCAGTTATGAATGATAAAGTTGCAATGCAACTTGCTACTGCGAAAGAAACACTTTCGAAGAGTTTATTCAATGACAACGGACAACTTGATATTGATGCATCGACAGAAAACTAGAAGGTAGATACATGTCATTAACACTCACCCATATCAGACAAACTTTAGATTTACAAGAAAAGGTTAAGGTTGGCGCCGGCGAAAAAATTGTAAAGAACGAAAAGATTGGTCGCAAGAAGAAAATTGAATTTACAATTACATCAAAAGGTAATAAGTTTTATGGTTACTTTGATGGTGAAAAGTATGCAGGTTCATATTCTAATCAAAAAGATGTGGAAAAGATTGCAAAAGAATACTTGCAACTTGTGGGTGAAGAGTTAGAAGAAAATCGCGCAAAGCGCGATGCAATGAGAGCAATGGGACGTAGAGGTGGTAAAGACGCCGCTGATATCGATACTGATGCTACCGATAAAGACAGAGAGCAGGCAGATAAGAATGTAATCGTTCAGTTGCGTAAGGTTATTTCTTTGCGTGGTATGAAACCTGTTGAGTTCTCTAATGGAAAGAAAGTCAAATTAAATCCTAAAGATGCAGAAAAAATTCTGCGTATCTATCAAAATCTTAAACCTGCTTCTAAATTGCAGTTACAGACTTATGTTTCTAAGTCTCCTGAAAACTTTAAGAAAGCAGTATCAGAGTTAAAAGAAGAAGTACTAGACGAAGCACCAAAGATGAAGTATGCTCTTGTTGGAACAGATATGAAAATCTATTCAATGGGTAGTGATGAGCGTGACCTTAAATTGGATCGTAGAAGTCTTGAAAAAAGATTTAAAGATGTTGCACCACTCAAAATGGCAAGACTTAAAACTGCACAAGCAATTGGTGACAAAGTAGATAAGTCACAACTAAAAGAAGAAATCGAAAATTTTAGCGAAGCACTTGAAGAGGGTAAGATGAAGCAATTGCATGACCTTATCTCTCAAGGTAAGTCTGCACAACAG